TTATTCCGTTATTTTTGTGGCATTTGTGGCAAAATTTGTGGTATTTTCATCCGTTTTTAGTGTGAAAAAAGCATCTACTTTAGACTGATTATGTTGACGTAAATTAGAACTTAGGTGGCTATAATATTTTAATGTTGTATTAATATCATCATGACCAAGTCTATCAGCTACATAAATGATATCCATGCCTGCCTCAACGCATAGTCCTGTGTGAGTGTGTCGTAACTTATGCAATGTCACTGGTTCAGAATTAATTGTACTGCATATCTTTTTCAACGCTTTATTACATGATGCGTTATCCACTGGTTTATTGTGATAGGTGATGAATAATAACATTTGTGGATTTTTTATACCATATTCTTTTATATAAGCAGAATGCCACGCGAGATAAGACTGTAAATATTGAACTGTGGAGTTATCAATATAGATCACACGTGACTTTTTTGTCTTGGTATCAATGAATGTATTAGTGTACTTATAATCCCACACTTTATTGACTGTTATAGAACGTTTAGCGAAATTAATATCTTTCTTTGTTAGTGCAATAATCTCTTCGAACCTCATACCTGTTTGCACTGCTAGAAAGATAACTGCTCGTGATATAGAATGAAAATTTGCAAGTTCTTCTAATAGTAAATGAACCTTGTCGGTTTCCATAAATTGTGCTTTTGTTTTTGCCACATCATGTCCGCTTATATGAGCGCCTATGGCTGGGTTTTTCTTCATGTAGCCTAAATGGACAGCTTTATTAAAAATCGCTCTAATTTTGCGGTGCCGGGTGTCTACAGTGGATATTGCATAGTCTACAGATAAATGATTAATAAATTGTTGATACTGCACAGCATCTATGGAATTAAGTTTTCTTTTTTCGCCAAAATAATCAACAAATTGATTATAAGCTAAGTCATATAAATTAATTGTTGATTGACTACTTTTACCTTCTTTAAAAGTTTTCATAAATAATTCGTAAAACTCTTTGAATTTCCACTCTTTTAAAGAACTACTATCATGTTCAGCTTGTTTTAATAATTTAGACGCTTTATACATTAAGTTTGTTTCACTTGTATCTGTCAAACGCTTTTCTTTCCATTCACCGTCGACTTTGATGCGCAAACGAACGGCGTATTTTCCATTTTTTAACTTTTTAATTTTCATTAATAGCACCACCTCTTTGATTTGGAACGTATGTTCTTTTGAAGGGTACAGCAAACTATGTTAAAATATATTTGCATACTCCTATGTGTGTGTTTGAAAACGCTTATCTCTTGCGGGGAGGGCGTTTTTTGTTATTTAAGTGTTATTCTTGCATCATAATCTTTAAATGAATCTTCTTCGTAATTATCTGTTTCATAACTAGCAGACCAAGTTAGTCGTATATCTTTTATATCAGATACATCATTTAGTGTTGGTAAAACATATACTACTGCACCATCTTTACTTACACCTTGCATTATTTCTCCACCAACATCGTCACTTTCAAACATTGAAGCTTCTATTTGTTCGCCATTTGTAACTAATACTCCTTGTTCAGGATAAGTATTGAAATCAATCTTACTAGTATTGTTAATTTCATAATTAACAATAACTAGCCCTTCGCCTTCCTCACCATCTTCTTCAAGTTTAGCAGGATCTACTTTAAAAACAGATACTGAACTTATTTTTGTTTGCAAACCTTTCCAATCTTCACTCCAAGATGTTGCATAGTCTTCACTATCAATAATACCACTATCAGTTTCTTCCTCCATTGTTGTTTCATCTTCAGTCAAATCTTCAGACTCATTTGTGGTAGAGGTACTTTCTTCTTTGCTTTCTTCCTTTGCACTATCAGATGAATTTCCACATGCTGTTAGGCCAAAACTAAAAACAATTAATAAACCTGCTAACAATAATAATTTTTTCATCCCAATTCTCCCTTTATTAAATTTTTATATAAACACATTTGTGTAAATACCTAACAAGCAATAATCTGTATACTACTTCTAAAAATGATAACATATCCGTTACACTCAACAGTGTTACCATATTTACTTTTATAATATTCTATAGAATGTTTTAAAAATTCTTCTGTAACTTCTAAAAAATCCGCAACTTCGTAGTAATCAGTGAATCCTTCATAATAAGCATCAATAATTTTACGCAAAGGGATAAGTGATTCATAACCCCAATTTCTCGCAAGTTTTTCTTGTTTTCTATCATTAACTGTTTCCTGTTTAATAATATTGCCAACGGTCAAATGATGATGTCCAATTTCCTCCGCTAAAGTGCAACGCATTTCAACATCATTTTGTTGAGGATTTAAGAATATTCTACTATTATAATATAATCCTTTGTGAACTTCCTGCATATTTTTGTCTTCAATGATAGTTAGTTCAGGATATCGCTCTCTGTATTTATCTAACCACATACATACATCTCATTTCTTATTTATATTTTTGTTGAATGAAATCAATATATTCAAGAATTTTTTTCATATCTTCTTCTGTGGCAGCGGGATCAATGTGCGCCGCCAAAGTTGCTGCTTCCGGCGGGATGTCGGAGTCAATTTGCGGATTGTCAGTACGCCCTAAAAGATAATCGGTAGAGACGTTGAAGTAGTCTGCTACTGCTTTTAATTTGTCAGCGCCAGGTGTTTTTACTTTCCATGAGTAAATAGCATTTTCTCCCATGTTCAATTTTAATGCCAGTTCTTTGAGAGATATTTTTTGTTTTTCTGCTAACACTTTTACCCTTTCAAACGTAGTCATGTCAATATTCCCTCCAAAGAAACATATGAAAGTACGAAAAAGAATAAAAAACGCTTGACTATTATTCTAAAGAGTACTATACTATGTTCATAAGCTAATTATTTAGCTAAACAAGATAACAAATAACCCCATATAAAATTCGTTCCCCAACGATTAATGGCTTTTGATAAGGCTTGTTTAGCTATGTTTATATAGTACTCTATAGAGTTCTTTTTGTCAACAATCTGCTAAATAATTAGCTAATAAGATAGAAAGGAGTGATGGAGAGGTGAACAAAAGATATTTAAAAAGAAAAAAAACCAACATTCAACAAATTGAAGTCGGTCTTTACAAAAATTATGAAATTAAAGCTAAGTATGGAGCACCGGAAATTGACCTAAGCAAAGTTAAAAGAATTGTCATAGTCTTCTAAAATAATTTAACGCCTCATCTAAAGCCTCTTGGAAGCCAGGAGTACCAATATTAGAAAAATAATCCCTGATTTCATCTTCGCTTTTGCTTTCTGTTGGGAAATTACCATCTAGTTGAACATCATGAGCTAGATCGCCTAAAGGACTATTTTCGCTAAGGTAATAAGTTATTAAAAAATCATAAAAAGTCATCTGCAATCACCTCCAATCAAAAATAATTATATCACGTGAAAACCAAAACAAGAAAGGAGCAAAAACATGTCAGTAGAACATCAGCGTTTTGCGGTTGCAGTATACGCAAAACTAAAAGCAATAAATATGAAACAATCTGATTTAGCAAAAATGTTAGGTATTAGCAATCCTTATTTATCAGATATCATAAACGGCAAAAGAGACGCATCGAAAGTTAGAAAAGAAATTGCGGAAATTTTAGAAATAGATGTTGATTAAAATAGAAAGGAGAATAAGAAAATGGGTCGTCCTGTGAAAAATAAAAACAGGCATGTGAATTTCCTGTACGGTGTATGGACGTTAGAAGATTTTGCGCAAGCTAGTCCACGAAGTTATGGATGGTGGTTAGATAACATTAAAGACTTTCCAGAGCTTGCAGAATTTAGTAACTGGGCTACAAAGAATCAACGTGAAGCGTGGGCATTCGATGCAGTAAAAGCAAATGATTGGCTGATTAAAAAATTTGTATATAAGGAGGTCTGAAAATGATTGATGAAGTCGAAATACTACTTGCTGAAATACGAAAATACGACCCAAATTACGTTCCAAAATCGGTTGGAAAATATTTGCTAGTTGAACTTCAATCAAGGCATTTAGATCATCAAATTAAATATAAGAAAAGACCTAAGTACAAGCATAGATTCGCGAATTCGATTGAGCGGCATTGGTAAAAGAAAAACCCACAGCTATAAATAGTAAGTTAGAGCTTACTAAAACTGTGAGTTACGAAATAATATTTAAATTAATTATATCACAGATGTGGAGATAAGAGAATGAAAAAATCAATCAAAAAACATGAAAACACATTATTAATTTATCTGTTTTGCTTACAAATCGGCATGTTTATATCAGTAATTTACATTTTACTCGGATGGTTCACATTATTTCTGAAATGAGGTTTTAAAATGAAAATATTACGATTTTTCGGGCTCATAAGTATTGATGAGGACGGAAATGAATATATTGAAAGAACAGATAGATATGCATTGATTTGTTTAGCTTTGACTGTTTTAATTGCATTTGTGGTCTGTATAGGAAGTCTGATATTAAATGGCTGAATTAATAACGATTATTGCATTGATTCTTCTAAGGAGTGATAGACAATGAACGTAGAAAATCCGCTAATTGTTGATGATTGCTGGGACGATGGGTTTCGACATTGAAAGAAATAATTTAAGTGAAATGGAGACCTACAAAATGATAAATAAAGTCATGCTTTTATTAATAATATTAGCAGCAATCTTTGGAAATATATATTTTTATATTATTAACAGGCAGTTGTCACTTACCTATTTGATTTATTCTCTTTTAATATGTACTGTTATGACTTTTCTATTATTTCTCGAATAATCGGTAATACAGATTTTTCCAGGCAATTTGTTAGTAAATTTTAAGAAAAAAATAGGAGGTGTTTAAGTCAATGCAAAAAAAGCAGAATCATATGGAACTTATGGAAGAAATAAAATCAATAAAAAAGCTTTTAATAAAAACAAATAGCATAATTGCCGACGAGTTCGATTATGAAGAACATTTAATTGATTATATGGACAAACTTTTTTATGTTAACGCCGGCGCTCACCCTGACCAAATCTATCTTGTAGGTAAACTTAATGGCGGTAGAGAGCTTCATGTACCACTATATCGAAGTTAAAAGTTTTACGTGATGTGATTACTTGAAGTTTATTTTCGCCTACACGAACTTGCCCTTTATCATAGAATTTGAAATACAAGTAACCTCTAACTGACGAATAAGGGTCGAGTTTGATTATTGGCTTTAAAGTATACGGACCAATGGAGCATGGCAGATTTAATAATTAAAAATATGCCTATGCATAAAAGTTACTTAGAACCATTTTGCGGTTCATGTGCCGACTTATCGAAAAAGGACGACTGAGAAGGGGATAAGAGTTATTAGACTGGATTAGGAGGAAGCGGAATGACAAAAGATGGTACAAAAGAAGCTCTTGCAGAGGTAGGGGTTACTCGAAAAAATCGACTGCTAAGAAAGATATGTCGGCATAAGGATAAAGAGATATTTAAGGATACATCCTATGACGGGATACAAGGTGAAAGGCGTGTGGTGGTTTGCAGAAATTGTGGAGAATTAGTTTCTGATTTTATTGCAAAATATGAGGGTGGCGGCTTTAAATGAATATAATCAAAAAAGGTGACCGAGTTCAGACTGTAACGGATACAGAGTGCAATAGGGCGGAGAGAAGGAGGAAAACAATGAAATTTAAAAAAGGTGACAGAGTAGAAGTTATTTGGCGAAGTGAGTTATATCGAGGCGCAGTAACGCAAGTTGTAGAAGTAACAAATGAAATAGTAGTTAAATTAGCTAAGAAGCCATCAATAGATTATTTATTTGAACAAAATCAAGTTAGCAAAGTCGAACTTGTGAAATTGCCGAAATTTGTAGCTGACGCAATCGACACCTTCCAAGATGAGGGAGACAGTCGCGCTGTAGCAATTGACTACGAGGTATATACAGATGAGTTGGTTAAAGAACTGTCACTAGATAGAAAAATGCGTGGGTGGCTGTGGGAGACGTCTAATCAAGAACTATTCGCACGAGCTTGGATGGGGGAGTATGAAGTTGAGCAAGAACCGCTTTATTACATCAAAGCGATAGATAGTTATTCCGGTTATGTCAATCTCAACCTAAAAACAGGTACCTATACTATGTCTACTAACGGGGAGTTCGATGGGTATAAAACTAAATTCACTGAATCAGAAATAAAAAATATAGACACACGATATTGGGATTTCGCTGTGCCTGTTGAAGAAGTGGAGGAGACAGAATGAAAATTAAAATAAACGAAGATTACGTAATTAGAAGCAGTCAATATCAATATGTATTATCAAAGCCAAAAGGACCAGATAAAAACGGAGCGGAACAATATAGTGATATTGGCTATTTTCCTACTGTAGAGAAAGCTTTAGACGCCTTTACTGAACATCACATCAGAACATCAGATATTAGTAGTTTTGAAGAATTGTCATACGAAGTGAAAATGGTAAGGGAATTGCTGACCGAGATAAAAAGTAAGTTGGAGGTACTCAAATGAGTAAAACACATGAACTAAAAATATTGTCAGAATACTTCTGGGACATCGCAGAAGGGCGAAAAACGTTTGAGATTAGAAAGAATGACAGAAATTTCCAAGTTGGAGATTACCTGATTTTAAAAGAATTTAAAGAGGAAAAACATACCGGATGGAAGATAACCGTAGAAGTTACCTACATCACAGATTATGAGCAAAAAGAAAATTATGTGGTGATGGGAATAAATCCATTGAAAGGGAAGGTGCAAGAATGGGAATAAATATTTCTTTATACAGTTATGATTATGAAGCACTTGTGGAAGGTATTAGTTACGATTTACGACGTATTGACTTGCATGACAAGATTCCTGATAGCTCTAAAAAGAGTTATTGGCAACTAGAAAGCCGATACGAATTAGTAATGGAGGAAGCAGAATGAATCAAGCAGAACTAGATGTCGTTATAGAAAAGCATGAGAAATGGTTACGTGATGGATATGGAGAACGTGCAAATTTAAGTTATGCAAATTTAAGTTATGCAGATTTAAGTTATGCAGATTTAAGTTGTGCAAATTTAAGAGTTGCAAATTTAAGTTATGCAGATTTAAGTTATGCAAATTTAAGAGGTGCAAATTTAAATTGGATTAATTGGCGGGATGTTGTCGGTCTAACTGTAATAGCTGTACAAATTAATACTACGAGAAAAAACAATCAAATCACGTATATCAAAGATCTGGAAATCTGGACGACTGGATGTTTTCAAGGAACTTTAGAAGAATTGAAAGATTCTATTGAGCAGACTCACGCTAGCAATGACTTTTTAAAACGTAGATACTATCGCGCGATTAATTATATTTTGACGGAAGCGGATTTTGAAGAGGATTTGGAGGAGGAAAACAATGAAATTTAAAAAAGGTGACAGAGTAGAAGTTATTTGGCGAAGTGAGTTGCATCAGGGCTTGGTAGAAGAGGTTATTGAATTAACTGACGAATTAACTGACGAATTAATGGTTAAATTAGCTAAGAAGCCCGCGATAGATTATTTATTTAAACAAAATCAAGTTAGCAAAGTCGAACTTGTGGAAGTGCCGAAACTTGTGGCTGATTGGATTGAGAAGAAAAAAGAAAACGGAGACGACTTACTCGTTGCGCTTGATAAAAATTGGCAGGGTATGGAGGACAGCGTGAGAGACTGGTTTGACGGCGAAAAAGAAAGATATGAGTTATTCGCCCGTGCGTGGCTGGATGGCTACGAAGTCGAGAAAGAACCGCTTTATTATGTACAACTTATTACTATTTTTCTTGGGTATCTCAATGAACGAAATGATGGGCGTCGGTCTTTAAGTGATAGTGTTCAAAATGACATTTTTAAAACACAATTTACAGAAGCTGAAATAAAAGAAATGGACGAACGTTATTGGCAGTTTGCTGTTCTTGTTGAGGAAGTGGAGGGTGAAGCATGAGAGAGATTGAGATTTGCGGCAACATACACGAAAATCCGGATTTGTTGGAGGTGGCGGAATGAGCAAAACAAGTGACACGAGAAGGTTAGAAGAAGCGCTTTGGAAAGCTCATGCAAAACAAGGCACTTTCGGTGCATTTGAAGTAACAATTGGTTGGTTCGGCAAAGAAATAGTGGACTTTATAGCATACAAAACGACTGGTGAGTTTCTCTGCTATGAAATCAAAGTAAGTCTTTCAGACTTTAAAAGCAAAGCAAATTTATCGTTTCATGGGGATTTTAACTACTATGTTATTCCAACGCATTTGCTTGAGGTTTTGAGAGATCATACAGCAAAATCTTTTAATAGTTTAAACTTCAAATTATTTGACACTCGTTTGAAAAATGGCGGTATTGGACTTATTACAGTTACAGAAAAAGGCGAATTGAATTACATTGTTAAAGCGAAAAGGAAACATGTAAATATGGGGACTAAAGCAACATTATTGGAAAGCATGACACGCTCGCTTAACAGAGAAGTGAAGAAGTTTTATGAAAAAAATCCTTACTGGATAACGGGAGAGGTGTCGGAATAATGTGCGAATTTTGTAATGAAGATGTAAATAAGCGACGCAAGAGTATAAGCGACGAAAACGACGAAATGCGATTGACTAGCTATAACCCATTAGAGGTTGCGGTGGATTGGGAACACGGGTTTAAGTATGGTGATTTTAATATAAACCACTGTCCGATGTGCGGAAGGAGATTGGGTTAATGGAAGGTATGAAAAAAATAACAAAAGAGTACGTGAAAGGAATGCGAGTGCATAACGAATTAACGGTGATTAGTCCCCCGACTGTGCCGGAATGTGTAGCGAAGTGGTTTGAAGAGAATAAGAGGGATTTAGAATCTAGTATTTGGAGTTACATTTATTGCGATATGCGGGAGGATAAAGAGTATGATGCATTTTATGATTTTATGAACTCCTATGACCTTAATCCCATCGAAACGTTAATTATGATGCAGTGCGGATACTATATTGAAAAGGAAGTGGAACCGCTTTATGTTGTGAAGATTCCTCAAGCGGTGGAGTACTTTGATTACTTCTTGAAGGTAGTAGATGGGCAGGTTACTATTTCTTGTAGGTCGGGATACCCAGACCAACCTGAGTACCATTTAACAGAAGCTGAAATACGAAGCGTTTGGGATGGTTATATGGAATTAGCGGAGGAGGAAATAAAGTAGGTGAAGAAATATAGAATTATTGATGTAGAGAGTGGGTGTCCTATTCTACTAACAGGGATAACATCAACAAGGTTATCTTGGGCAATAGTGAGACCGTCGGAGGAAACGGTATTAGAGAAAAAAATATTTGCAGAACGATTAATCCGATTTTTAGAAGAACAGAATGACATGTATAAATTTAGAGTAGAAGAAATAATAGAAAAATGGTTTGTTGAATATGTAAATGATTTAGGGATAGTACAGTATTTATTCGCAATAGATAACAATACGCAAACACGACAACTAAGACTCTCGTGGACAAAAGAAAATGATGAAATGTACACGACTGTATCACTTGCTCAAGCAGAAGCTATTTGCACTTTAGTAAGCACCTGCAAAAGATATAAAAATGCAAAGTTAACTGTAAAGGAGGTTCTAAATTGACAAAACAAATCATCATCAACGAAGCTAACAGTTTACTTCACAGAAAAAGCAAAGAACTAAGTAAATCAATCATCAAAACGCCTAAAGATCTCGAACGTTTCGCGGTTGGACTGGATAAATTATCACAAGACATGTGGGACTATAAAAATGAGTTGGAGGCGATCAAATGAGTATTTTCGCTGGCGATAAGGTAGAGGTGCAGGATAGAAGTGGTGTAGCAGAATTATGTGTCGACGGAGAACAGTTTTATGTTCTCATTAACAATGATGGGTTGCTAACTGTGCAAGATACTGACGGTTTTTCATCTTTTAATATTCCGTGTAGACAAGTGAAGAAAGTGAAAGAAGAGAGTCAGCTAATAAGTGAACTTTACAAAGAAGCTTATGATGTTGAATTCCGCTTGTATTTTGCTAATGTTTCAGATGCTACTAATTTTGTGTCAAAAGTTGAAAAACCTAAATTTGAACAGTCAATGGATGTGAAATGGTTTTCGGCAACAAACGGAAAAATAACTGCTACTGCATTTTTAAAAAAGGAGGACTAAAATATGACAACACTTTATTCCATTCAAGAAAAGTATCAACAGTTATTAAATTTAGCTGAGCAATTAGATCCAGAGACATTAAAAGATACCCTTGAAAGCATAGACGATGAATTAGAAACAAAAGCAGAAAATGTTTCGTTTATTATCAAAGAGCTAGAAGGACAATCACTTGTTTTAGATGTAGAAATTAAACGTTTATCAGAACGAAAAAACACGATTAACAATAATGTGAAGCGACTGAAACAATCACTACATGATGCTATGCTAGTTGCTAATAAGCAAAAAATAAAAACGAATCTATTTACATTAGATATTCGGAAAAACCCTCACAGTGTACTTGTAGAAGATGAGAGGAAGTTAATTAATTATTTAGTTGAACAACCTAAGAAGCTGGATAAGGCTAAGTTAAAAGATGATTTGAAAAAAGGCATTGATGTACCAGGAGCCGTTTTGGTTCAAACGGAAAGACTACAAATAAAATAATAAGTAAGGAGGAATTTCATTGGAATTTATTCAATCAGAAAAAATGAAAAGGTCGGAGTATTTCAATATTATGATTTATGCAAAACCGGGCGCTGGAAAGACAACGACAGTTAAGTATTTAAAAGGGAAAACTTTAATGTTGGATTGTGATGGTACATCAAAAGTATTAAGCGGATTACCTAATATCACGATTGCGACATTAGACCCTCGAAATCCCGTACAAGATATGGCTGATTTTTATGGATATGCGAAGGCACATGCAGAGGAATATGACAATGTAGTAATTGATAATTTAAGCCATTATCAAAAATTATGGCTAATGTTTAATGGGAGAAATACAAAGTCAGGTCAACCAGAACTGCAACACTATGGAATATTTGACACACATTTAATAGATTTGATATCCGTGTTTAATAATTTACCAAACACAAATATAGTATATACCGCTTGGGAAAACACACGACAAATACAGATGGAAAGCGGACAGCTTTATAACCAATTTTTACCAGATATTAGAGAAAAGGTAGTTAATCATATTATGGGTATTGTTCCTGTAGTTGCAAGATTAATAAGAAATCCTGAGACAGGTCAGAGAGGCTTCTTACTCACAGAAAATAATGGTAATTTTGCAAAAAACCAGTTAGATAATAGAGAATTTGCCTTACAAGAAGACCTATTCAAAATCGGTGATATTGATGCTAAAGCTTAGAGAATATCAACAAGAAATTATAAATGATGTAAAGGGGGCTTTTTTACAGGGATATAATAGACCGTGCGTCGTTGCTCCCTGTGGGTAGGTGCAGGTAAATCGGTTATTTTATCGGAAATAATTCGTATGACAACACATAATAAAAACCATGTTCTTTTCCTAGTCCACAGAAAAGAGTTGATTGACCAAATCAGAAACACACTCATTATGAATGAAGTGGATATGAGTTACGTCAAATTGGGAATGGTTCAAACGATAGTTAGACGTCTAAACAAAACTTCGGAGCCTTCATTAATCATAATTGATGAAAGTCATCATGTGTTAGCAAATAGCTACAAAAAAATAATTCATCACTTTTCTAAAGCGAAGGTCGTTGGATTTACTGCAACGCCAGTGAGGATTAATGGAGGTGGTTTAGGAGATATAAATGACACCTTAATCGAAAAAGTTAATGTGAAGTGGTTAATAGAAAATCAGTTTTTAGCACATTATAAATACTATGCTCCTGAAATCGTTCAAACAGAAACATTAAACGTTAAACGAACTGGCGAGTTTGATATGACTAGTCTTGATGATCAATTCAATAAAAGAATGATTTGGGGGGACGTAATTAAACATTATCAAAAATTAGCTAACGGAGAGCAAGCAATTCTTTATGCTAGTTCGATATATCAAAGCGAAAAAATGGCAGCGAGTTTTAATGCAGTAGGCATTTCATCCGCACATATTGACGGTAAAACACCTAAACTCATTCGAGATGACATCATAAAACGGTTTCGAGAAGGAGAAATAAAGGTCCTTTGCAATCTTGACCTTATTGGTGAAGGCTTTGATGTTCCGGATTGCTCCACGGTGATTATGCTAAGACCTACACAATCGTTATCATTGTATATTCAACAATCCATGAGAGGCATGCGTTATAAACATAATAAAACAGCTATCATCATCGACCATGTAGGTAATGTAAAACGTTTCGGTCTGCCAGATATGGAGCGAACATGGTCATTAGCACCTCGCAAAGGAAGTAATGCAACAAAAGCAGAGGCACCCGTTAAAATATGCAAAGATTGTTTTATGACAGTTAGCCAGACAGCAAAAAGATGCGAGCATTGTGGACATGAATTCAAAGTGGAAGTAAAACCAATACAAATCGATGAGGGAGCAGAGCTACAAGAAATAACCGAAGCCGTTTTTAAAGTAAATTATAGCAGTCCAGGCGAATGTAAGAATATGAAAGAATTATATGAATATGCAAAAGAACACAATTATAAAAATGGATGGGCATTCCATCAAGGAAAAGCACGAGGATTTATCAAATAAAAAAACGAAAGAAGGAATTTAAAAATGTTTAAAGTAGATCATAATGATGTTTTCACAAATGGAGTAGAAAATGGTACGTATGAGGTTGTTTTATATAATGCAAATGAAGACGCAACTAAAAATGGTGCGGAGTTCATTAATATTGATTTAATTATTCGCAACGATGTAAATCAAAAATTTCAAAATGCGCATATTTTTCACAGAGTATGGAAAGCAAAAGCAACAAATGAATATAGTCAAACGGCATTAAATACAATTGCGAAAGCTATCCAACTCCCAAATGGAAAAGACTATAACACAGTAAATGAACTGCTACAAGACTTGTTGACTAAAACCTGCCAAGTTACAGTGAAAAACGAAGAATCTGAATATAATGGGCAAATTTATAAAAATCTAAATGTAAAAGCATGGGCTGAAAGCAAAATTACTGGACCTCTACAACATGTGTTTAAAAAGAAAGAAAACGAACCAACACCAGTAGTAATAAGTGAAAACGATCTACCGTTCTAAACAATGAGAGGAGCGCACAAACGTGTACGAACAAATTCCAGACGAATTAAAAAAATTAAAACAATGGTGCGCTTTTCAACTGGTTTGGGATGAAGAGCGCGGCAAAAATAAAAAGATACCAATGAACGCAAATACTGGAGCATATGGCAATAGTGTAGACGAGCGAACTTGGGCAGATTTTGAAACTGCCCTTGCTTCACTCGAAAAGTATCAATTCGATGGGTTAGGATTTTACTTCAAGGCGCCGTATTTTGGTGTGGATATAGACGACATAAAAGACGATATTCAAGATTATTTATATGGAAATACTGAAAATATTGCTGGTGAGTTTATTCAAACGTTAGCTAGCTACACTGAGTACAGTGTGAGTGGGACAGGTATTCATATTATTGCAAAGGGCGATTTCCCGGAAGGTGGTCGGCGCAAAGGTAATATCGAAATGTACCCGGACGGTCGGTTTTTCGTTATGACTGGTCAAGTAATTGATAACTACAGACAAGTCAATGAAGCGACATCAGCAATACAATATTTGCATACGAAATATATTGGGACTAATGAAGTAAGACAGACAAATAACCTTAGTTCAACTGTTGATTTACCTGTAAGTGATATTATTTACCGCGCAGAGCAAAGCAAACAGGGTTCGCAGTTTAAAACTCTCTTTGATGGTTTGTGGGATGGACTATATCCTTCGCAGTCCGAAGCAGACTTAGCTTTTACAAATATGCTGGCATTTTGGACAGGATGTAATGCAGAAAAAATGGATGAAATTTTCCGTTCAAGTGGATTGTATCGACAAAAATGGGATCAAAAACGCGGAGCGCAATTATATGGAGAAATGGTTATAAACAAAGCTATCACCAACACATCTGAAATTTATCAGCCCGGAAGCGATTTAGAAGGATATTCTATTTCTATTAAAAAACAGAATAATACAGCGCGTAAAGTTTATGGTTTAGATGATACTGGAAATGCAGAACGTTTTCGGGATAAATTTCATGATATTGTCCGTTTTTCATACATTAACAAAGGTTTTTATTACTATGATTCCAAAGTTTGGAAATATGATAACGTTGGAGCCGTAAAAACGCTTGTCGATGATGTAATTAAAGATATGAAAAGCGAATTTGCCTACATGGATAATGAATCAGATGCAGAAAAAGCATTTATGAAGCACTTGAAAGCAACTAGAAGCAATAAAGGGAAAACAAATATGTTGAAAGAAGCACAACATTTAATGCCTGTTTTGCCCGATGAATTTGACAGATACAAATATTTTTTAAACACACAAAATGGATATATCAATTTACAAAACGGTGAGCTTATCAATCACGATAGACAAAAAATGTTTACTAAGATTAGCAATATTGAATATACAGACAAGATTGACGCTCCTTTATGGCAAGAGTTCTTAAATGATATTTTTGCAGGCGATAAAGAGTTAATCACTTATATTCAAAAAGCTGTTGGATACTCACTTTCAGGCTCCACATCTGAACAAGTTATGTTTATCCTTTTTGGAAATGGTCGAAATGGTAAGTCCGTTTTCTTAGATATCATCAATGATATTTTTGGTTCTTATGCAACGAATATTCAACCGCAAACAATCATGGTGAAGCAACAATCCAGTAATGCAAATAGCGATATTGCTCGTTTGCATGGTGCCAGATTTGTTACAACGACTGAACCAAACGAGGGTGTGCGTTTAGACGAAGGACTAGTAAAACAGCTTACTGGGGGAGATAAGGTTACAGCACGACATCTTTATAAAGATGAATTTGAATTCACGCCAGAGTTCAAAATTTGGATGGCAACTAATCACAAACCGATTATTCGAGGTAGAGACGATGGGATATGGCGCAGATTACATTTAGTTCCATTTACTGTGAAAATACCCGACGCAAAGGTCGACAAGCAGTTAAAATATAAACTTCGTCGAGAATTAACAGGTATTTTAAATTGGGCAGTAGAAGGGTTCCTTAAATGGCAAAGGGAAGGCTTAGGAATGCCAAAAGCAGTTGAAAATGCAAGTTCTGAATACAAATCGGAAATGGATGTTATAACTGCATTTATTGAAGATTGTTGTGATGTTAGAGAAGGTGAGAAAGTGAATGCTAAAAAAATGTATGAAACATATCGAGATTGGGCAAAAGAAAATGGTCAATATTTGATGAGTAGTACAAAATTTGGTAAAGAAATTGGAATGAAGTTTACTAAGAAAAAAACGAAAGCTGCAAATGTGTATGAAGGAATAACACTAAATAATGATTACTATAATTTGAACCTAAATTTCTAAGAAGGTGGAGGGTTTGCTTCAACTATCCACCCTGCTTTAACCTTAGAGCCGCAATTGTTTTAACGATATAATATCTTGCAAGGTGGATAGTTTGGGTGTTTTTTCATAAACCTTCTACTTTTTTACTCCTAGTAATACTTTTCCTATTTTACTACTAACTATCCACCTTTTTAGAAAGAAATAGTTATAAAGATAGTGATACCAACGGATTTAGAAGGTGGAGGGTTTGCTTCAACTATCCACCAACTATCCACCTTTTTATCATTTTTGACAAAGGAGTGATCTAATGACAGCAGAAATGGATATACAGAATTCTATACGCTTAGCCTTAGCAAAAAAAGGACATTATGTTTTCAGAGCCAATGTGGGAAAAATTAGAATGCCGAATGGACGTATTTTTGACACAGGTTTGCCAAAGGGTTTTCCAGATTTATTCGGTTTTCGCGGGACGGATGGAAAAATGTTCTTTATTGAAGTGAAAAATGAAATCGGGAAGTTAAGGCAAGAGCAGAGAAACTTTCAACAAGCAATGGAAATAACGCCAGCTATTTGTGGAGTTGCTAGGAGTGCAGAGGAAGCTTTGAAAATAGTGGAGGGATAACAATGTTTACCTATTTTCGAAAATTTATAAACAAATGGAAATTTAATCAAGGATGTACATTGAAGCTATGAGTCTTGATGCGACAATTCCATTAAACAAGGAGGAAAAACGAATGAAAATATATCACACAGAAACACAAGAAGATTTTGATGCTTTATTGGAAGAATTGAAAAATGAAGGGTATAGCTGGTTTTTCGGAGAGGTTATTCCGTCATATGACTCGGAACTTTGGGAACGGTATAAGCAAGATACTGTTGTGCATATAGAGGAAGAAGGAGTAAGTTGGGGGAGTCTTTCTTATGCTAAATATTTACACCCCAACACACCAATTGAAAAATACAAAGCGAAACAAGAAGAAGTTGCAAAGTGGTTCGGTGGCGTTACAAAAGCCATGAAAGCATTTTCATCCAATGGAGTATCTATGAAAAATGAAAATAACGACAAAGTAAATAATCCTGCACATTACACAGCAGGTGGTATTGAAACACTAGACTACATCAAGGCAAAAGTATCTGATTATCCGTCATATGCTGTAGGAAACATACTTAAATATGTCTCAAGATACGAGCACAAGAATGGCATTGAGGATTTAAAAAAAGCGCAATTTTATTTAAATAATTTGATTGAATGGATGGAGAGTGATTGAATGTTTAAAACATTAAGTTCATTTTATTTTTCTATGATTTTCATTATCGTATTATTGCGCGCTTTCGGCTTTCTTAGTCTTGCAGAAGCAGAATTTAGTTTACTATTAATCATTTCTCTTGTCATGGTTGAGGATATGAATGGGAGTCGTAAATGACAAGTGACTCTTCGCCTTTACAAGTATTGCTAAAATATAAAAAAATTGGGGCTGGTTGACAATGGAGGAATATGTAAATATCAGTTTAGATAAATATGAAAGGTTAAAAATGTTTGAAAATGATAAATACGAAAAAGATGCTAAGGAATTTCTAAAAAAGTTTACTAACTTCACAACGATATTTGGAAATCAAAATGAAGAGTATTACACAGCGCATGTCAACAAGGAAGAACTGAAAAAACTAATTGAACAAAGACTAGGCAAAACGTGTGAGATAGAATTTTATTAGGAGAGTGATTAAATGTCAAAACGATTACGTAAAGCACAATATAAACTTATTGAAGATGAATTAAGATTTTATCATTCTACTAAAAAAGAATTGATGGAAAAGGAAGTTAATGTAACACTGGGCGCTTGGCATAGAGAATACATTGACGAGAACCAAGGTGGTGGCAGTGCAGGGAATATTAGTAATGAAGTGGAAGATCGTGTGATGTTACTGCAAATGGATAAAGAGATAAGTAGATTAAAGAATATTATAAATGCAATTGAGTCTGTGCTTAATAGATTGAATGACGAGGATAAACAATTGATTCAGTTTAGATACTGGGACAGAAGCAAACCAACTTGGGTATGGATTGCTAGTAAGTTGAATATGGACGAGAGTACAGCTAGAAGAAGAAACAAAACAATCATCCTTTCAATAGCTGAAAGATTAGGATATTAAAATATATTGCCCGTTTAACGCCCGTTTTGAACAATAAAATAAGTTTATTATAGTATTATAGGCAGGGCCTATTAAAAATGAAAGTCGAGGGGACTATATGAATTTAGTTAGGTGTTGGGAATGCGAGCAATATATTTCGCAGGAAGCTTCCGTACATTTCAGAGATTTGTCTGGCGGTAGAAACTTATGCGTTGAATGCCAACATAAGTATCGAAAAAAAATAGAAGAAAAGAAAAAAGAATATATTGCGCACAAAATCGAAGCAACACTTGAAAGAGCAATACATCTTATAGAAATGCAAGAATGCTGTAGTATGAAAATGGATGAATACCTTGACCCATATAACACAGTAGCCCAATTTTATAGAAATGACAGTAGCAAGTTTGATTCTGCCCATGAAGTAATGGCTTGTATCGAATTGTTAAGAAGTCAGATTAAAGTAAAAACACAACAAAGAATAGGGCGCAAACGAGTAGATTTTATTTTGCCAGACATGAAGGTTGTATTAGAGATTGATGGAGGGCACCATCGTTTTAGGATTGGTAAAGATTCAGAACGAGATGTGTTTATCCTTAATACTTTGAATAAATCTGAACACGGTTGGGAAATTATTAGAATACCAACTAGATTTATTGAACAAAATATTAGACGTCTTGTTCCTTCTATTAAAGCATTATATAAAGAACGTCAAGAACTAAGAAACAAACATAATGGGTTCATTCCGTCTTATTACTCAAGAACAAATAAGATGTCTCACATATCAGCGATTAAAGGCGTTGCTTCAGATAATGAAATTGAAGTAATGGAACAAGAAGTGCTAGACGGAACTGAAGATCTATAATCACATGATGATATAGCAGGAGGTTGCTATATTGCCGGACAGAGGCTTTGTATCTGGTCGTTGGTCTTGATGGGAGACGCATCCCATTCCAATCTCACTAGTCCCAACAAGAGACACCTTCTTGTTCAATCTCAATACTCGTGGCGAAATAGGTAACCGCATCAGTAATGTTCTACAAGAAGTCATGCACACTCGTTATAGACTCTAGCATCTGGCGTGTGTGTAAATAGAAACTATGCTAGTAAACTGTTGACTTCCTGCAAGGTGCAAATCCTTGCCGAGTATATAGATCCAGTCTATAGAACCTCAGCCTACGGGTACTAGCAAGATAATGAGGTAAAGACAAGACGAAGACGTTCGTCACCGTAGAAGTCTACTGGTTTTATAACTACGGATACATAGAACAATGAAGTCCAGTACGTTGCGTGCTGGGCTTTTTAAATGATAGAGGTGATAGTGATGAAATCATTGGCAAGCGGCTCTACAAATAATAGACAAGACTATTTAAGCATTCGTATACCAAACAAAGGTGATGTTCCTGTTATAGAGTATGAAGGTGATGACTACGGACAATTGCCACATCAAGGCTTAGAATCACTTAGGTTGTTATGGGTAACAGATTCATACCTTGAAACTAAACCAACCGAAAGATTAAACTTAGACATTGTATATATTGATGTAGATAATGAAGGTTCAAGACTATGTATAAATGTTGGAGATTCATTATCTACTGAAAGTAATCTGGCTAAGATTGCAGAAATGAATAGTGAAGAGACTAGATACTAATGCTAACACAAGCAGAACGTCATACATTCTATAAGTCAAAGGCATGGGTAAGCATACGTAAAGAAGTATTAAAGCGTGATAACTATGAATGTCAAGAGTGTAAGAGGCAAGGCAAGGTGTTTACTGATTATCATGACCCAGACAAGCATAAAAGACTCGATGTGGACCATATCAAGGATTTAGAACATCATCCTGAACTAGCGCTTGATATAGATAATCTCACTACTCTGTGTGTAAAGTGTCATAACAAAAAACATAATCGCTTTCAATTTAGAAGGAAAATTAATAAATGGGTGAACGATGAACGATGGTGAGACCCCCGGGTCAAAGGTTTGCGCTTTAATTTGGCTCTGGGGAACGGTGTGGGGGTCTTCTCCGCAGAAATGTTAAAAAGTCTCATGAAGGAGGGAGGGCTTGAAGTGGAATATAACATAAAGAAGTTAGAAAAAGAATTGTTATCAAAGGTTGATACTACTAGTCAGAAAGAGCTTGAAAAAGTCAATCGCTATATTAATTTAATACGCATATATTATGAGTTAGATAAAAGCATTGAAATGGATGGTGCTGTTGTTGTCACTGAAAACGGCTCGCAAAAATTCACGAAAACTAATCCAGCGATACAAGAAAAAAATCGAATCAACACTTCATTATTATCTATTGAGCGTTCTTTTATATTTAAAGGTGAAAATGATAAACAAGATGGTAGTGACTTGATATGATATCAAACAAACATGTCGATAACTATATACAGTCGTATGAAAGTGGGAAAATACTACTCAATAAAGAACGTGTAGACTTGATAAATCACTTGCAAGAACATGTTCTTAGTAGAGATGATATATATTTTGATGAGACACAGATAGAAAATTATATTGCTTTTAGCGAAAAATGGTATTTCCCTTTAGACAATTGGGAGAAGTTTATTGCTCCGTTTATCTTTTTATATTTTAAAGAAGACAATGAGCTTCTTTATGAAGAGTTCTTTATAACACTTGGTCGCGGTGGCGGTAAGAACGGGTTTATAAGTACATTATCAAATTATTTTATAAGTCCGCTACATGGGATTAACAATTACGATGTTTCGGTAGTAGCGAATTCCGAAGATCAAGCGAAAGTTAGTTTTAAAGAAGTGTTTAATACAATAGACGGCAATCCTAAATTGGAAGGAAGTTTTGACGCGTGGAAAGCCCAAATTATAGGTAAAGCAACAAATAGTGTGTTTAAGTTTCAAACATCGAATGCAAAAACTAAGGATGGCGGTCGTGAAGGCTGTGTTATTTATGATGAAACGCATGAGTATGAGGACAGGCAAATAATTGATGTATTCTCTGGAGGGCTTGGTAAAGTTCTAAATCCCAGAGAATTTTTTATTGGAACTAATGGATTCGTGAGGGCGGGATTTTATGACAAATTGGAAGAACGCAGTAAAGCAATTTTAAGCGGCGAAAATCTTAACGATCGTATGTTTCCTTTTATTTGTAAGCTAGACGATCCAGCAGAAGTCAAGAATGAAGCTATGTGGGAAAAAGCAAACCCTGCCTTTGAAAAACCTTTAAGTTCTCGTTCTAAACGTTTACTAAATAAAGTAAGAAAACAATATGAAGCATTAACGAATAATCCAAGCGGCAGAGAAGCGTTCATGACTAAACGTATGAACCTTCCAGAAGTGGATTTGGAAAAGGTAGTGGCACCGTGGGAGGATATTCTCGCAACTAACCGGGAAATGCCGGAACTCCAAAACCGAGCTTGTATTGGTGCGTTTGACTATGCAAGCGTTAAGGACTTTGCGGCTGTTGGATTGCTGTTTCGTGTAGGCGACGATTATATTTGGAAAACACATTCCTTTGCTAGAAAAGGATATTTGGATATCGCAAACCTTAAACCGCCCATCAAAGAATGGGAAAAGCAGGGATTACTGACCATTGTAGATGAACCTACAATCGACCCTCGTCATGTGGTCAATTGGTTTGTTGAAATGCGAGAAACATATGGTATTCAAAAAGTAATTGGAGATAATTTCCGAATGGACCTGATGCGCCCGCTGTTTGAAGCAGAAGGATTCGAACTGGAGATTATTAGAAATCCACGTGCAGCTCATAGTTTGCTCGCTCCGCGAATTGAAACACTGTTTGCTAATCATCGTATTGTATTTGGAGATAATCCGTTAATGCGATGGTATACAAATAATGTTGCAGTGAAAATCAAACCGGATGGGAATAAAGAGTACCTCAAAAAAGATGAACACAGACGTAAAACTGATGGATTTCAAGCATTTGTTCATGCTCTTTGGCGTGCGGATGAAATAGAAGATATGGATGTAGAAGAGGTATTGAACATGCTTAACGCGATTGCGTTTTAGGAGGTGAAAAATTGGGACTCTTTACAGAACTGTTTAAAAGAAACAAAGAAATTGAGTGGATGTGGGATTTAGACTTTTTAGAGGATAAAACTACAAAAGTGTACTTAAAAAAAATGGCGTTAAATACATGTGTAAAACATATCGCCAGAACCATTGCTAAATCTGATTTTAGGTTAAAAAATGGAGAAATTAGCGTGCGGGATAAATTGTATTATAAGTTAAACATTCGTCCAAATACAGATATGAGTTCAAGCTCATTTTGGGAGAAAGTGATTTATAAGCTAATTTATGATAATGAGTGCTTAATTGTCCTTTCAGATACAGACGATTTTTTAATTGCTGATAGTTATGTGAGAAACGAGTTTGCGTTATTTCCAGACGTTTTCGAAGGAGTTACAGTGAAAAATTATTGTTACGAGCGAAAGTTCAGCATGGATGATGTTATTTTCTTAGAATATGGAAATGAACGATTGTCGGCATTCACGAATGGGATGTTCGAGGATTATGGAGAGTTGTTTGGAAAAATGATTCGCGCACAAATGCGCAACTTTCAAATTCGTGGAGCTGTCAACTTCAAAATGGCAGGCGTTGCAGATAAAGATAAACAAATAAAGCTACAAGAATACATTGACAAAGTCTATGCTTCGTTTAACAACAATGAAATTGCGATTGTTCCACAATTGGAAGGCTTCAATTATGAAGAATTTGGAACAACAAGCGTGAATAATAGTCAAAGTTTTGATGAAGTTAAGAAGTTACGTAAAGAAATGATTGATTATGTAGCTAGTATTCTCGGTATTCCCTCGGCTCTACTGCATGGGGATATGGCAGATTTAAGTAATAACATGAAAGCTTATATGGAGTATTGTATTGATCCTCTCACTAAAAAATTGGAAGACGAATTGAACGCTAAATTATTTACCCCTAGCAAATTTTTAGCAGGAGAACATATTAAAATCATACACAAAAAAGACATTATAGAAAATGCAGAAGCTGTAGATAAGTTGGTTGCCTCTGGTTCATTTAATCGTAATGAAGTTCGAGAATTATTGGGCGCTGAACGAGTAGATAATCCGGAATTAGATAAATATTTAATTACTAAAAACTATCAGTCAGCAGATGAAGGAGGTGAGAATGAATGACGAAAATTGAAGTCAAAGGTCCTATTATTGGAAATGATGACAAATGGATTTATGATTGGCTGGATATGGAAGCTACGTGTGCAAAAGATATCAATGAAGCCTTGGCAAATGCGTCAGGTGAAGTTGAAGTTTGGATAAATAGCAATGGTGGAGATGTGTTTGCTGGTAGTGAAATTTATACAGCATTAAAATCATACAATGGTAATGTAGTTGTAAAAATTGTTGGAATGGCGGCAAGCGCAGCATCTGTAATTGCGATGGCTGGAAATGAAGTATTAATTTCTCCAACTGGTCAAATGATGATTCACAATGTTCAGTATGGTGGGAGAGGTGATTATAGAGAGTTAAAAAAAGCCTCCGAAATTGCTCAAAATGCCAATATATCCATTGCTAATGCTTATCAGCTGAAAACGGGAAAAACATTAGAAGAACTGTTAAATATGATGGGAGAAGAAACATGGCTAAATTCTCAACAGGCTGTAGAGCTAGGATTAGCAGATGGTGTGATGTTTCAAGAAAATAGCGAAACGCCAAAATTAGTAGCAAGTACAGGCGGCATGTTAGCACAAGCTACATTAGATAAAGTTAGGGGACTGAAAGATACTAATGGTAAACAATCAATTTTAGAAGTATCTTTATCAGCGGAACAAATTCAAAGCGTTGTAGAAGATACAATTGCAAAATTTAAAAACGAAGTGATACTTGATGGGAAAACTTTGAATCAACATATCGCTGAACAAGAAAAGGAATCGGAAGAGTCGGAAGTGAATGGACTCAAACGGTTTCTTTTTTAATACCCAAAAATAGGAGGAAATAAATTATGACTATCAAATTAAAAAACAACCTCGCGAATTACGAGGAAAAACGGACAGCTTTTGTTAATGCTGTTAAAAACGAAGACACGCAAGAAATTCAAAATAAAGCATATGTGGAAATGGTAGACGCGATGGCAGCTGATATTATGGAACAAGCTAAGAAAGAAGCACGTCAAGAAGCGGACGCATATATTTCAGCTAGCCGAACAGACAAAAATATCACGAATGAAGAAATTAAATTCTTCAATGATATTAATAAAGAGGTTGGATATAAAGAAGAAACATTGCTACCACAAACAGTTGTTGATGAAATCTTTGAAGATTTAACAACTGAACATCCTTTCCTTGCATCCATCGGGATGCGCACTACTGGTTTACGTACTAAGTTCTTAAAATCCGAAACTAGTGGTCTTGCTGTATGGGGTAATATTTTTGGTGAAATTAAAGGACAGCTAGATGCGACATTCAGTGAAGAAGAGTCTATTCAAAACAAGCTAACGGCATTTGTTGTTGTACCTAAAGACCTTGAAAAATTTGGTCCTGTATGGGTAAAACGCTTTGTTGTTACGCAAATTGAAGAAGCTTTTGCAGTTGCGTTAGAAAGTGCGTTTATCATTGGTACTGGTAAATCTCAACCGATTGGTTTAAATCGAAAAGTAGCTAAAGGGACATCAGTAACTGATGGTGTATATCCAGAAAAAGTTGCTTCTGGAACACTGACATTCGCTAGTCCTAAAGTGACGGTTAATGAGTTAACAGATGTATATAAATATCACTCTGTAAAAGAAAACAAACATCCATTAAACGTTGCAGGTAAAGTTACTTTACTAGTCAATCCAACGGATGCATGGGATGTTAAGAAACAATACACAAGCTTAAATGCGAACGGTGTTTATGTGACTGCGCTCCCATACAATTTAAATATCATTGAATCATTATTCGTTCCAGAAAAGAAAGCTATTTCTTACGTAGCAGAACGTTATGATGCACTTGTTGGTGGACCATTGGATATTTCTACTTTTGACCAAACGCTTGCATTTGAAGATCTTAACTTGTATGCTGCAAAACAATTTGCGTACGGTAAAGCGAAAGACGATAAAGCTTCTGCTGTATGGACATTAAATATCAAGCCAGCAGAACAAACTCCGGAAGGGTGATTGTAAATGGCTAAATTTGAAGTATTAAAGAAATTTAAAGACAAAGATACCAAAGAAGTATATGAAAAAGGAACAGAAATTGAATTGACTGTAAAACGTGCAGATGAAGTCTCTGATAATTTGGGAACTTCTTTTTTAAAGCGATTGGATGAACCAAAAAAAGACAAGAAAAAGTAGGTGCTGTACATGGAAGTATCAGATGACCTTCTTAAAAAATTTAAAGAGCGTATGCATATTTCTCACAATAGCGAAGATAGCAATTTAAAAGAGTTGCTATCTTTTTCTATTGCTGATTTACAAGAAAAATGCGGGCTGTTTAATGTAGATGAACATGTTCGGGCAAGAGAATTGGTCATTGATCGTACTAGATACGCGTATAATGATTCGATAGAATTCTTCAATGAAAACTTTCAATCACAAATAACTAGCTTAGGTTTCTCTCTCTATGTAGCTGAAAGTGGTGAATCTGATGAAGTTTCAGTTTAAACCGCCGAAAATTCAGAGTGGGGATTTACGGACCCCTGTTGCTTTTTTTGAATATCAGCCGGCAAGTGGTCCTGAACCAGGTGAAATAGAAAAGATTACCCTTTTCGAATGTTTTGCAGAAGTTTATAAACCATCCATGAAAGATTTAGAAATTTTACATGGCACGGGAACAAAAGAAGCTGTCACAATTAATATTCGAGACACTAAAGGTGAGTATACAGTTAGTAACAAACATTATGTAGAAATATTAGATTATCGTTATTTAGGCAAAAGATTTAATGTGATTAATGTTAGCCCAGACTTGCAAAGTAATAGCTTTGTAAATGTGCTACTGGGGGTTCAAACATGACTGTAGAGGTTAGTGGAGTAGAAGAGTTAGAAAGACAGTTAGTCAGTTTATTTGGACGAGAAAACTTGCCGCAATTAGTAGACCCTGCTTTAATTGCAGGCGCTACTCTTGTAGCAAAAACACTTGAAAGTGAATTTGTTCAATTTAAAGATACAGGCGCATCTATTGATGAAATCAATATAGAAAAACCTGTGTATGACAAAGGGGTTAGAAGCATAAAAATTGATTGGAAGGGACCTAAAGACAGGTATAAAATAATTCATCTCAACGAATATGGTTATACAAGGAATGGTAAAAAAATCACACCAGCAGGAACAGGTAGTGTTGCCAGGTCACTAAGAATATCTGAAAGAGCTTATAGGGCAATTGTACAGAAGAAAATAGGTGATAAACTATGATTGATATTTTGAATGTCATATATACAACATTAAGTAAAAACGATATCATTCACACTACTTGCGAAGAGAGAATTAAATATTATGATTTTCCAGGCACAGGTGATTCTACAAAAACCTTCTTGTTAATAATACCTTTAGATGTTCCCTCTCCAACGGTCTATTCGAGCAATACGAACACGATGGAAGATTTTTTAGTACAAATTGATGTGCAATCTAACGACAGATTAATAGTAAAAAAAATACAAGACGAAGTTAGAAAAGAAATGAAACAAATAGGATTTGGACAACTCGCTGGTGGTTTAGATGAATATTTTCCAGAAACAGGGCGATTTGTAGATGCACGAAAATATAGCGGATTGCCCTACAAACTATATCAATAAAAAATAATAGGAGTGAAATAAATGATTACAACAATCGGATTTGAAAAAGCAACTTTTGGAATTTATGATGAAAAAGACGAAAAGGTAACAGAAAAAGTAGAAGTAAATGGTAAGAATAAAAAAGGTGGTACGGTTGAAGCTGATATTTCTGGTCTTGATGCTGAAGCTATTAAAGTTTTCGCTTCGAACGGTCCATACTACATTTCCAAAAAAGGTTCTGGCGATGTTAAGCAAACAATCGGTATCATGGAACTTCCATTTGAATTAGGACAGAAGTTATTAGGTCGTCAAAAGAATGCAGATGGTATTGTAACTGTAGGGAAAAACACTGCTCCACCATATGCGTCATGCGTGATGGAAAGTGAAACGTTGCGAGGGGAGCCGGTATTCTTTGCTTTATTAAAAGGAAAATATGGACAAGATGACGTTAAATTAAACACATCTGAGGACAAACCAAAGGAACCTGAAGCAACTAGTCTCACTGGTGAATTTGTTTATAATGATGCTGGGGACGTTTTCGCGATGGCTGTGGGCGAAGAATTCCGAGATAAAATTTACAGCATGGCTTTTCCTGGTTTTGTTGAAACACCAGTAGTACCGGAAGGATAAAAAATTTTAAGAGTAGGTGAAATCCTACTCTTTTTTTGTTGACCAAAATCATAAAAAAGGTGGAGAAAATAGTGATTAAACTAGAAATATTTAATAAAAAAGAAAAAAAGAAAGAGCTATATGAGAGAGAAGATACATCTGTAATTGAATTAGAAGAATATTGGAAACTACAAGAAAAAATTAGAGAATACATCAATACTTCTGACGATCCAAAGAAAACGACAATTTTGGAAATGCAGTTAAAATTTATTGTGAAATTATTTGATGATGAAAACATTACAATAGATTTTCTTAAAAAAAATATTCCTTCGAAGAAATTAAACGATACATTGGTGTCTGTCTTTCGGGAGATTTCACCAGATGAATACGAGGATGAAGATGGTGGAGATGAGGAAGCAAAGTAATAACGCTTACCGAGTTTTTGTCCGATCTCGATGCAATTAGGCGTTACTGCATGAAAGAGTATGGCTGGACAATTCGAGAAACAGATAATCAAGAGTATAAGAAGTTATGTCGTCTGATAATCGAAAAAGAAGAAGCAAAATCAGAAAACAACAAAGTTTCACTTGTTGACTTTGTGTCACAATATCAAGATGTCAATTGAGGAAGGGGGTAAATAATGAATAAACTTCAAGGATTGTCGATTAATCTAGACCTAGATGCTACTAGAGTGGACGAGGGAATGAAAGGGTTGAAGCGGACCCTCGGCTCTGTGAATAGCGAAATGAAAGCGAATCTTTCGGCGTTTGGTAAGGGAGAAAAAACCTTATCTCGATATGAAACAGAGCTAGATGGTCTTAATAAAAAGTTATCTGTTCAAAGCAAAATGGTTTCTCAAACTAAAAACGATTTTAAAGATTTAGAAAAACGAAATGCTTCTTTAAATGGAGAGTTGAAAGAGTCTAATAAAACGTTAACTGAGTCAAAAAAACGTTTTGAACAGCTCTCTAAATCTGGTAATGCAACTGAAAAAGAATTAAAAGAAGCAGAAAAAGAAGTCAATTCAAATCAAAAAGCATACAACAAACTTAACAAAGAATTACAACAAATGCCAAAAGCTTTAGCAGCAGGGGAAAAAGCAGTAAATAATGAAGTTGCAAATTACAATAATTTGCAAAGAAAGATTGATACTACCACAGAATCTTATAAGAAATTCAAGAGAGAGCAAGCTGTTAAAAGCTCACCATGGGGGACAGTGACTCAAGATTTAGACAAGTATCAAAAAAAATTAAATGAGACAGGAGATAAACTTGTCGCTTTCGGTAAAAAAGGCAGTTTGTACATGGCTCCAGTTGCTCTTGGTTTAGGTTTCGCTACAAAAAAAGCGGCAGACTTTGAGCAACAAATGTCGAATACTTTATCTGTCATGTCTCCTGGTGAGGTAAATGAATATAAAGATGCTTTAAGAGAACTTGCTATTCAACAAGGCGCAGATACGAAATACTCCGCATTAGAAGCCGCACAGGCACAAGAAGAACTTTTAAAGGCAGGTCTTTCAGTTAAAGATGTTATAAATGGCGGATTGTCTGGAGCGCTTTCATTAGCAACAGCTGGCGAGTTAGATTTAGCGTCAGCGGCAGAAATTGCAGCTACAGTTTTAAATGCGTTCAAGGATGATAATTTAAGTGTTGCAGACGCAGCAAACATTTTGGCTGGTGCAGCAAACGCATCTGCCACAGGTGTAGAAGAAATGAAGATGTCTTTACAACAAGTTTCTGCCGTTGCTAGTGGCGTTGGTCTCTCATTTGACGACACATCAACAATGTTAGCAGTATTTGCGCAGAATGGTTTAAAAGGTTCTGATGCAGGTACCTCTCTAAAAACGATGCTACAAAGATTGCATCCTACAACAAAAGCAGCATGGCAACAATTTGATGCTCTTGGGTTAAGCATTGTGGACAATGAAACTGCTATGAAAGTATTGCAAGAAAATGGTGTAAAACCACTTTCGAATGATACAGATAAATTAATGGGACAAATTCAAGATTTAGCTAAAAGTTTGGCAGGTCCAAAGGCAAGTGCTTCTAAAGTGAACAAAGAATTTGAAGAATTGACCGTTTCCACTGGCGCAGTCCACTCCGCATTTTATGATACAAACGGGGAATTAAAATCAGCAGAAGAAATATCTGGTCTATTGCAAAGTAGTCTAAAAGATTTGAACTCCGAACAGCGTAGTGCAGCGCTAGGTGCTATGTTTGGCTCCGATGCAGTTCGTGCTGGGAATATTGCTTATCGTGAAGGCGCGGATGGAATAAAGAAAATGCGCACTGAAATGGGAAAAGTAACTGCTGATGACGTAGCTAAAATGAAAATGGATAATCTGAAAGGTACCATTGAAGAAATATCTGGTGCAATTGAGACCTTTGCTATCAGCATTGGAACATCATTGACTCCGGTATTACGTGGTCTAGGAAAGTACATTCAAAAAGCAGCTGATTGGTTTAATGGCTTGAATGATAGTACTAAAACGGTTATCTCTACAGCAGGTGTAGTTGCGGTAGCGATTCCGGTTGCTGGACTAGCATTTGGATTTATTGCAAAAGGGGCAGCGGCTGCTATCTCACCTGTAAAGAAATTAACAGCAGCGTTAGCAGAAAACTCTGTTGCTGCTGGAACTAATGCAGCGACTACGCAACTTGCTGGAAACGCTTTGCCGGTAGCTGGAGGGAAAGGTAAAGGTTTCTTAGGTAAAGCTGGCTCGTTTTTTAAAGGAAGCAAAGGAACAAAAGCGCTATCTACGGCTGATATGGCTGGTGATATTGCGAGTTATAGCAAATTCGGAAAAATTGGGGCTGGTTTGAAAGGTATTGGAAAGGCACTACCTGGGCTAGGAATTGCATTATCTGCAACACAACTTATTGGTATTAATAAAAAAAATGCAGGAGATAAAGCTGGTAGTGCTGGCGGAAGTTTAGCGGGAGGCGCAGCTGGTGCGGCAATCGGAACAGCAATTGCTCCTGGAATCGGAACCGCAATAGGTGCGGCAGTTGGAGGCATAGCGGGAACGAAATTTGGTCAGGCATTCGGTAAGAAAGTTCAAAAAGAATTTCCAGAATATCAACAGAAATTTGTAAATATGTGGGATGGATTGTCAGATTCTGCTAAAAAACATCCTATACTATTAGCACCTGTTAATCAAATCAATGATCAAATAAAAATAGCTAAGGTTGGGTATGCGGAAATTAAAAAGGCATTTTCCAATCCTTTAAAAACAGATGTATCTGGAAAAGGTATTAGCAAAGATACTGCAAAAAATGTGAATTCATATAAAACTATGTCTCAAAACGCAATCTCTGAATTAAAGTATTTGGAAATGTCCGGGGATGTAATCACTAAATCAGCATCTGCTAAAATCAGCAAAAACTACAATGGTATGGTTGCACTTGTGGAAAAGTCATTTGAGAAGACTAAGAATAGCACAGATAAGAATTTAAATACATTGTCTAAAAATAGCATGTTATCTGAGGCTGATGTTAAAGCCGTTAAAGAGAAACAAGCAAAGATTCAAAAGCTATCGTTAGACGAAGTGAAGAAAAACAATGAACAAATTCAGAAATTGAATAAAGATATGGCAGCCAAAAATGCAGATATTACTAAAAAGGAAAAAGCAGATATAAAAGCTATTAACGCCAAAGCGGCAAAAGAAGGCAGAGTGTTGACAGCATCTGAAGAACAGCAAGTTACAAGTATTAAACGTAATGCGGCAAATCAACGAAAAGCTAGCAATCAAACTTATAGTAATCAAATACAAACAATTGCTAAAAAACAAGAAACAGCAGTGGTTAGTACGTTATCCAAATCAGCAAAAGAACAAAAATTAATTCTAGGCAAGTTAAAGGACAGTAGCGGTAAATTGAGCGCAGAACAAGCTTCTAAAGTTGTAAAGGAATCAAAACGTTCTAAAGACGGCGCTGTAAAAGAAGCAAATAAAAAATACAAAGAAGTTGTTGCTGCTGCTGACAAAGAATATTATGTGAATGGAACTATTACGAAAAAGCAACATGATGATATTGTAAAAAAAGCAAAAAGCCAAAAAAACAAATCAGTAAGTGAAGCCAAAAAAATGCATAATGGCGTTGTTGATCAAGCAAAAAAACAAGCCTCTGGTCACCTGAAGCAAGTAGATTGGGAAACTGGAGAGTCTCTGTCCAAATGGGATAACTTCAAAGCAGGTTTAGCTAAAGTAATTAATTCTGTCACAGGTGGAATAAATAAAGTATTAAAATTCTTTAGTTTACCTACCATACCAGAATGGAAACCAGCGGGTTACAACAATAACACTAAAACTTCAAAATCATCTAGCAAAAAAAGAACGTCCTACGGTAGTCAGCTAGCAATGGATTATACAGGTTCTAACAATGCGTCTGGACAAATTATGGCTGGTGAAGAAGGTTTTGAAATTGCGTACAACAAACGGAACGCTCAAGCACAAATTTTAGGTGCAAATGGTGCAGAAATAACGCATGTTGCGCCAGGTACTAAAATTTTGAACCATGCAGATTCGAAAAAAGTCATGCAAGGTGGTCTTGGTAAAACATTACCTGGATTTGCAAGTGGCAATTCAACGATCAATGATTTCTTGAGTGACGCTTGGGATGGGACAAAAGCGGTAGCTGGAAAAGTAGTTGATTTTTCTAAAAAAGCTTTTGACTGGGCAGCGCATCCTATCAAAAATTTAAATAAACTTTTTGGTGGCTTGTCTGTTGGCGTTAAAATGGGTAACGATGGTAATTTAGGTTCTGACATGCTGAACTATTTAAAAAACAGTATAGGCGCACCTTTGGAGAAAATGCTATCTGGTTTTAAAGAAACTGCGCCAGTGGCAGGACCGGCTGGGAAAGGTGCTTCGGCGTGGTCTAGTGTTATTAAGAAAGCGGCTCTAGCCATGAAAGTGGATTTGTCCGGTAGTGAATTAAAAGGCATTATTGCACAAATTCATCGTGAATCTGGCGGGAATGAAAAAATAACTCAGTCATTTGCTGTTGTGGATGTTAATACATTATCAGGCAACCCTGCTAAAGGTTTGCTTCAATATATACCGCAGACTTTTAACGCATACAGAATGAAAGGGCATAACAATATATTTTCTGGTTATGACCAGTTACTGGCATTCTTCAACAACTCGTCATGGAGAAACGATTTACCTTATGGTAAACGAGGTTGGGGACCACGAGGACATCGTAGATTTGCTAATGGTGGTTTTGTAAACAAAAATGAAATGATAGAAGTTGCTGAGAGCAATAAGCCAGAAGTAGTCATACCGCTTACTCGGAAAAATCGAGCAGTTCAATTAATCAAAAAAACAAAAGAAATCATTGGAATGAACGATGGAGGAAGTGTTGTTGTCAATAGTCCTGACAATTCTGACATGATTTTATTGCTTCAACAGCAGAATCAGATTTTAATGCAACTACTTCAAAAAAATAGTGACGTATACATGGACACAAATAAGGTCGGAAGTTTAGTGGAACCTGCAATTACAAAAATGCAGAACAATCGTATAAGTAGAAAAGACCGAGTTCAGGGGGTTAGAAAACGTGACTAAAATAGGATTTACGTACGCCGGAATTCATAGCAATGACATTCCAGCAGTTGTTAATAGTATCAAAAGAAATGCAATCAATATCACTGAGAATATCCAAGAAGTACCTGCCAAAATCGGTGGGTACTTTTTTGGTAATTCCGTTGGTACTAGAAGCTTTGACATTAATATTACGCTTATGGGGAAATCGGAAACTGAACGAGTAGAAATAGCACACGATCTTAATAACTTAATCATCCAAACTAATAGTTTTGAAAGCGAAATAATCTTTGATGATGAACCGGAATGGATTTATTACGGTCATTTTGCCCAAATGGCAGAGTTAACAGAATTACAGACAGATAATTATACAACAACCATTACATTTATATGTAGTGATCCTCGTGGATATGGAGAACAACAAGAAATTAGTTTACCAGAAAGCCCGGCTATAATCGAAGTGGCGGGTTCACAATCAACAAGTCCAATTATTCATGCGATAGCAACCGACGATTTAACTAGTCTATCATTTGCAACAGATGATGATTATATATTTCTAGGGGCTGATATTGACCCCGATACAGGACAAACAGCTGTGAAAATGTATGAGAACGTGTTGTCCGATAGAGCAAATGACATGACTTTGTGGGATGGTATTGGGCAAAGTAATATTACTTGGGAGCTAGAAAATGGTAAGCCTGCGAAAACAAGTTCATTTAAACAAACTATAAACACCATTCGTGTAAATTCCTATGGTGAAAAAACAGAAACCGCGCCTTACAAATCATGGAGAGGTCCTGTAATGAAACGAATGTTGACGTCAGAATTAGACAATTGGAAAGTCACCGCTCGATTGGCAAATATTACTCAAAAATACCCACGCGCTAGAACAAAAATAGAATTGTATTTATTAGACAAAGATAGCAAACGCATTGGTAAATTTATGATTAAAGATGCCCAAAATGGGAGAGCTATGAATTTGGGACTAGAGATTGGGAGAACAACGAAAGATAGATACCTTTTTGCTGCAACTGAGGGGAAAGTAGTTAAGAAAAAGAATACGAAAGTGGTTTATTCAAAAAAAGTACAACAAACAGTGAAGTATACAGAAAAAGGTAAAACAAAGACTAAGCAAGTTTGGAAAACAATAAACACGACGTATGAAGTCGGAAATAACTATAATGAATTTTCAGATGCGTACTTTAATCTATCTATTGAAAAGCGTGGACAGTTGTTTATTGCGGAAATAGTTAAATTGAACGATAAAGGTAGTCAAGCTTGGAAACGAACCTACAAATGGAAAGACTCAAATAACAAATTTGCTACTAAGTTAGCAGGCATCGGAATTTACATGGCCAAAATGGATATTCCAGAAGATTTTAATAATCAAACTTACAAAGACAATGATGTTGTTTTTTGCGACTTGGTTGTACAAAAAGTTAATCCAGAAGCAGATGTTAAAAATAATCCAGAGGTTATTATCCATAAAGGTGATGAGATTATGATTGATTGTGAAGCTGGGGTCATAATGAAAAACGGTTCAGTGTTCATGGAAAATTTAGCAATTGGAAGTTCATTTCCTTCGTTTTTTGGTGGCTATCAAACTCCAGTGGCTTTCAGCGAAGGAGCGGAGTGGTCCATAGAATACAGACCGACGACATATTAGGAGAGGTATAGAATGTTAACAATTCTAAATAGACAAAGAACAACTGTAGGCGTGTTATCTAATGACATGCCTTTTTCGTGTCCTTTTTGGGATGATGAGAGAAATGAGAAGCTTGAAAACTTTGATGACACATACACTGTTACCATCCCCGCAGAACATGAAATGGCTGAACATATTCACGAAGGTAATTATATTTTGTTTGAAGACGAACAAGCTAAGTTACGATTATTTCGTATTTATGAATCTGAAAACGGGTTAAATATGCAAGGACGATACATCAAAGCAACAGCAGAAAATGCATTTATTTATGATTTAAATGCAACTATTATTTCCAATAAATTACTGACTGATATAAGAGCTGACATGGCGCTTGAATATATTTTACAACAGACAGGATGGTCAATCGGTAAGAGAGAATTTGTTGGACAAATACGCACTATTGAATTTGCAGACAATATAACGGCTCAAGCTGGATTACAACAAATTATTGCAGAATATAAAGCAGAAATTGATGCTTACGTAGAAAGCTTTGGTGGTCAAATCATTAATTATAAATTTGATTTAGTTGACGAACGAGGCAACAATACTGCGAAACGATTTGAGTATGCAAGAGACATTCAAGGTCTTAAACGAGTTACAACTGATAAAACGATGTACACTGCTCTTATCCCGCTTGGTAAAGATGGTTTGACAATTAAATCAGTTAATAATGGTTTAAATTACATTTATGATGATGAAGCGAACTGGCTGTATAACGATGGTAGAGAATATTTAAAAGGGGTCATAACAAAAGATACAATAACAAATGCGCAAGCTTTAAAAGATTGGGCGATACTAGAGCTTGAAAAAGTTAATCATCCTTTATCTACGTACGAGGTAGACGTGATATTACTAGCAGAGATGTTAGGCTATGAACCACACCAAGTCACACTTGGAGACACAGTGAGAGTAGTCGACTTGGACATGGATATAACTTTATCTGCAAGAATCATAGAAAAGACAACTTCTTTTAGTGATCCGTCTAAAAACAAGGTTGTACTTGGTGATTATATTGAATTGGAAAACGTCACACCGCTGGCTATTTGGGAACTTCAAGCACAAATTGAAGAAGCTAAAAAACAAATAGAAGAAACGAAGACGTGGAAAGTAGAATTATTTAGCACTAGTGGTTCTACTTTTAAAAACAATGCTGGCACTACACAACTTATTGCAAGAGTTTATGATGGAAAAACAAACATAACGAATAGTATTGAGCGTGGTGATTTTATTTGGGAGAAAATAAATAATGATGGTACACACGACTTAGTCTGGGAAGACGCACAGATAGGCGTAGGTAATGTTGTTAATATCTCTGGAGAAGACGTTTTTATCAATGCCACTATCAGATGTTCGGTTAATCAAGGAAGTGAAGCTAGTATATTAATGATTAATGAAGAAGAAAGTTATATGTATGCTGAACTTCCACGCGAATTCCCTGCTGGGATAGAAGTAAATTTATCGGTTATGCAATGTGCGCAAATAGACGTGGAAAATGGTTACATTTATTGGTCGCAAGAATATTACGGAAGTAAAAAAAGTAAAGTCGGTGGACAACAATCATACAATATTTATAGAACTACGCTTGATGGTACTTTCGTCGATATGATGTGGGTTCTCGGCGGAGGACATGGGACTATGTTTGGCGTGGACACTTCGTCTGGTGAGGCGCACATCTGGTCTTATTATGTAACACCATTGCCCCTGGCAGAGAAGGCGATAGCAATGTTTAAATATGTCCCTTTGAAAGAACAGTTTTACGATGAGTCGATGGTATTTAAACTTGAAGCGCCTGACGGTTTCCGAGTGACATACGACAAAACAAGCGACTATGTAGTTATGAGTCCAGGCGTTTCCAATTTAAGTATTAATGTTTTTAAAAAGTCTGATTTATTTGCCGGAAGAATAGCTCCTTTATATACATTCAGGACAAGAGATTGTGGATTTACAGCTACTTTGTATACGCTGCAAGGAATGCATGTAATGTTTCCATATGCGTATTTGTCAGCAGGAGGGAGTTTTACAGGCACTGATAAAAATCAAGTTTGGTGTTGGGATATGATTAATAATAGTTTAGTTTATCATCATATTTTTCAAAAAAAATATTATCCTGCACAAGGTTCAACTAACGAATGCGAAGGAGCGTATCCATTTCTTGATGCAAATGGCAAGCGAATGATGCAGCTAAATTTAGGGCAAGGAGAGGCGGGCAAACGATACAATCGTATTTATGCTATGCCAGAAGAAAGGATGTTGGATAATGACAATTAGAGCAGCAGCGGAAATAACATTAACAGATATTAACGATGCAATAGTAGCTGGTGAAGCACCGTTAAACCCGACCACCGATTTACTGTGGATGGATAGTAGTGTGACACCAAATGTTTTGAGAAGGTGGGATGGAGAAAAATGGGTGAGTCAAACATTAGATATTAAGGAAGCAGATCCAGAAATTAACGAAAAAATAGAAGAGGCGATTACCGTTGCGAACAATGCATTGATTGAATCAGTTAGTAATCATAAACCGGTTTTTGATAAAACTCAGCCAAGCGATCCAGTCGAAGGTGACACATGGTTTAAAATAGACGAAAACACTAAAACAATTGTTGGTGTTTTTACTTGGAACGGGAATAGTTGGGTAGAATTACCTTTGGATTACAACGCATTGCGTGTGGGTAAACTTTCAGCTATCACTGCCGAGCTTGGTGATGTGAAGAGTGGTAGCATTACTGGTGCGGAATTTATTCATAACATAAATTACAAAGATAGCGACGATAATCTTTACACTGGAACTGTCAAAATGAATGATGACGGGTTCAATTCAACTTCATATTTGCCTACGGGTATAGGGTCGGCAGTATTAGAAAGCATCATCAGTACATTAGGCGGATACAAAGTTGCGCAGAAACTAATCGATGTTGCCGGGGAAAGTAGCCTAGGAAATTCTATTTTAACTAGTAAATCTCTGCAGTTTAATGAGAATGGGAATATTAAGCTTTCTATTGATGCAGATTCGTTTTATAAC